GTCTAGTTTCATCTTTTAAACAATCTTTCCAAATTGACATTACTCTCTTTCCCTCTAAAGCGTTCTTAATTCTATTCTCTATTCTGTCATTTAAAATTGGAGATGGTGTATATATAATAGCTCCAGATGGATCTTCTCCTATTGGTTCTAATAATCCTAATTTGGTTTGACAAGTTTTATTCAAAGGTATTCCTGGTGAGCTTTTATAATTCATAGATTCCAATCCAATAACACTATCTCCTGAGATAGCTTGTTCTCTTGTAATTGGGGACAAATCATCGCTAAATTCCTGTTTCCAAAATTCCTTCAATTCTGTTGTCATTTCTCTTAGATTGCTTGTTATCACTTCACTTTCCGGTAAGTTAGCACACCATTTAGATGTGTTTCTCACTAATAAATTAGCTATTACTTTCTCTCCATTTTCCTCCATTATTATGGGTCCATGTGCTCGTTCATAAGAAGCTGTACTTAAATAAGCTGGTTTTGTTTTTACTTCAAAAGTTCCAAAACAAGCATGTTTCTTTATATTGGATATTCCATTTGATGGTGATTCTGATTTCCTTAGTCCTATAACATTTTTACAGGGGCCTATTGGTTCATTATATTGAACTTCTCCTGAGAGTATAGGTTCTATAGATTCTGATAAGTCATTACTTACCATATCTACACCTGCTGCTTGTTCTTCTGCTACTGGTGCTTCAAAAAGTTTAATCCTTTCTTGGGTCAATAAAGCTCCATAAGAGATGCTGCCACATCCTAAAATATGGAAGCCTACTAACTTTTTCTTTGCCTGCGTATTCTTCATTAAAAGTGGAGATCCACAATCGCCTTTCTTGGTACTAACACCATTACAGCTTATATTACTGACGACCCATAAAGAATCATACTCCATAGCTCCGCGGTTTATTACTTCTACTATATTATGTTTATTTAATTGCATATTTATATTTCCTTTAGATACACTAGCATTTCTATAATCCTTAATCAAAATTTGTCCTGATGTGCTCTGTCTAAATCGATCTGCTATCTCTCTTTCATCCGGAATATGGCGTCTCATAGACCTCATTTCTCCATTAATAATTTTACAATAACAAACATCCCATAAAGGTTTTGCTTTAACAATTTTTGCTTTAAAAAATAGTGATTTGTACTTTACCGTAAACTCTTCTTCTATATCATATGAATTTGTTAAGTGTGAAGGTGCTACGAAATGCGTTGAATCTATAGGTATTCCCTTTAACATATCTTGTGTAAGTGATCTATCTAATACAAAAACTGTGTTTTCTGTAATTAATTGACCAATATCTTCTGCTGCAGGATCCTCGGAAGACTCCTCTTTTGCTTCTTGTAATGTTCTAAAATTTAACTTTTCTAATACTTCATTTACCAGTACTCTAGCATCTACATCTTCTAATTCTTCTTCTAGAATTTGTTCTTCCACTTTACACAAAAATTTGCTCGTGTTTTTAGCAATTCTACAAGAACTTCCTTCTCCTTCATCACACATTTGTATTTCTAATTTGGTTCTTGTAATTTTCTTTGAATTTCCTGATTCCTCTACTACTTTACGTCTGATTACTTCAGCATCTTGTAACTGTGCCTTTCTCCTAATAACTTTTTGTGATGTTCCTGATTGTTCTGTATAATTTATTCTTAGTTCTATTAAATCCTCTTTCTTGAAAAATAATAAGTCTAATTGCCAAACTTCAATCATTACTCTTAGTGTTTGGTTTTCCCAAAATTGTAATCTTCTGATATAATCTTCTGTTCCTGGTTTCGATATTAAATTTGTTATCCAATTAGCTATTGTGAACGGATCTATCTTTTCTTCCTTTTTAATATGAAGATCTTTCAAAATTTGTGTTATTCTTACTATTTTCTCTGGATCGGGTTGCATTTCACAATCATATTCTCCAAAAAGAGTAGAGATTTTTCTTCCACACTTACTATTACCTATTCTTGTATTTTTAAGCCAAGCGCAATCTGAATTACAAAATATATATCCACAATTCTTATGCAACATTTTTACTATTGCTTGTTGTACTAAGTAATTGGCAATATATAGCTCATTATCTCCGCATTCGTTACATACATTAGCATGTCCTAGTTGAGATCTTCCTACAAAATACATAATTACTGAAAAATAAATTGACCATTCAGCCCAATTTCTCCAAAAAGTTCCGAAAGCAATTTCTGTCTCAGACCATCCCTCCATATCTGGGATAAAGATGGCTTTAAGGATCGCTAATACTTTTAAAACTAAAATTTCTAAATAACTACCTAACTTAGTATCTAATAATGGTCGTAATAATTTCATAATATACTTCTTTAGAGTTCCATAAAGTGTAAAAGGTTCTGGGTTTGAGAATTGATCAAAATCTTCTTGACTAGTATGATTTATAATTTTGGTGTTAATCCTATCTAAATTAAAAGAATCATCTCCTGTTCTGT